TTGCCCAGCCCTTCCGCTCCGTCGCCGCGAATCCGCGCTGCTCGGCCGTATAGGCGCGACCTTCCTCGATGTCCTTCCGACTGGCCTGATGCTCTGCTCGGTTCACGATGTAGTCAGAGAGTTGCGCTTGCAGCCGGCCAGGCGCTTGGAGGAACTCCGGCGTCTTGCTCAAGTCCGCGAGACTGATCCCCTGGCTCGCCTGCGTCCAAAGGGTGCCGGTGCTCGCTTCCTCGCGATCCTTCCGGCCCGCGTCGACGCCGGCTTTCCGTTCCCGAAGAAAGTGGAGGGTCGCTTCGAGCGCCTTCGGGTCGTCGGCATACTTGGCGCGCGCCGCCTCTTCCATCGTATCGAGGTTGATCGGGTCGGTGTCGCTCTTCGGGCCATGCTTCAGCCATAGGTCGGTCGCCGTCGTCAGACCGGCCTTCGCCGTGCTGGCGCTCTCAAGCGCCTTCTCGACCTGCGCGATCTGATTCCCCTTGATGTCGTCCTTCACTTCGTCGAAGTAGGCTTGAGCCTTCTTGTCCTGGTCCTCGGCCAGAAGCCGATGAATCACATCGGTATGAATGCTGCTGACTTCGCCCTCGACGGCCGCCCGGACCTGTTCCGGCCCGAGACCGAGGCTTGGCGCGTGCGTCTTGATCGCCAGGGTGGCCCGTTCGATTTCGACGCCAATCCGACGCGGATCGTTCGCGTTGGAGATCGCGTCGTTATGGACGTTACCGATGAATGATTTCAGTTCCTCACCCTGGAAGCGTTGCATCTCCCCGTAGACATGCCGCCGCATCTGAAGATCGAGGTCCGCGCCTCGGCCAAGCGTCACGCGCTGAAAGGCGAGCCGTTGACGGTCGGTGCCCAACTTCGCCGCAATCTTCCCGGAGACGTCCTTGAACTCGTCGCCGACTTGCTCAGGAAGAGGGAAGGCGTCCTTCCCCTTCTTCGTGAGTGCGCCCGTCGCCGGATCGTGGACGCGCTTGTTCGTCCAGATGGATAGTTCATTCTCGGCGGCCAGCACAGCGACCTGATCCGCGCGCTCGACCTCCTTGGTCTTGATGTCGATGGCTTCTTGCCCGAGGGTCACGCCAAGCTGACTGACACTCTCGCCCACCCGCGCGACCTGTTCGAACTTCTGCGCGCGGGCCTGCTCAACACCGACGCCGGTAGACAGCGCGGTTTCCGCCGCCGTCTTGCGCACACCGGGTAGCGCGGTTGGGTCGACCTTCAGAGTGCCATAGCGAACTGTCGGCATGGTTATCGACCCGCTTGCTGGAAGCCGTAACGCAATTGCAACAACGAGGATGTGCCACCCACGAGCGATCCCACCGCACCGAGGTAGGCCGCGCTCTTCGCCTGGTTCCCAGCTTCCGCCAGGTTCACACCTTCCTTGCGAGTGATGGCGGCCCGCTTACGGAAGTCCTCAGCCTGCACCGTGTAGCCCCACGCTTCACGCGCCGCGTTGGTCCGAAGCTGAAGCGCGTCGAGTTCGCCGAGATACGCCGCGTCGGCCTGCACGTCGACCGCTGATCCGAATCCGACGTCGATGTTCCCCGCCGCGATGCCTGCGCGCTGCTGGCCAATCATCCCACGCACGGACGTCCTGAACCGCGATTCTTCGACCGCCCCTCGGTCAACCGCGTCCTGCGCTTGCAGGGTGGCAACTTCGGCGTTGTAGTCGCTCAGGCCGGCTTGACTGTTCGCCGCTTCCTGCGCGGCTTCGCCGGCCTTCTTCTGCGCCTTGCCCGCCTTCACCTGTCCATAGACCTGCGTGGCCGTGCCGACGCCGGCCAGAATGAGTGAAAGCGCGGTGAGCGTAAAGCCTGCCATTGCGGGGATGTCCTTACCGGAGTTTACGCTTTGCCGTAAATCTTGTCTTCGGTCGAATCGGTGTCCATCTCTTCACAGGCGAGATCGGTGATCTGCAACGACACGCTCTGTTGGGGCGTCCCGCCCTGGCTCTCGTTGCTCGAAATGGCTGTGACCGTGGCCTCAGCCATGATCATCTTCTTGCTGCCCACTTCCAATTCGGTGACGTCCAGACCGAGTTTATCGAGTGCGGACGTGTCGAGTGTCAATGACAGGCCGTAGGGATATTCAGGAGCCTCGGCGGGCATGGCTAGCGCGGTGTTGGACTCAGACTTCTTCATCTTCATACTGACGAGTTTCATCATGTCACCCTCCCAGAAGCACATTCGGCAACACGCCGAGGATCGTCAACGGCAACGGATCGGTCTGTCGAATGAGCATCCGACCTTCCTCGTTGAAGTCGGCACTGGTGCTGATTTCCACGACACCCGTAAAGGCTTGCCCCTGCCCGGTCTCGTAGGAGCGGAGTTGCTGTTGACGCATCCGCACACTGGTAGGCCCCGTCCAGAAGGTCCGTGCGGATCCTTCCAGGAGCAGACTGAGACTCTGCACGGCTTTGCGCTTGTCCCGCACATCGCTACCCTGCACGTCCAGTTCGAGCGTCTCGATCTCCGCGTAGCGGATGGGAATGCCGGCATGGATGACGCTCGCCGGAGTGGTCAGCACATGCGGAATCGCCCCGCCGGCTGTCACCGTGAAGTCTTGGACCACGAGAGCATCGGCCAATGGGTTGCCGTCGAAGATCACCACGCCATCAGCCACGACCGCGACGACCTGACCAACCAAGTGCGTTAGTCCGCTCATGGTCGTCACTGGGGCACCGCTGTAGCTCAGACCCGAATCCACGAAGAAACTGTCGGCGTTGTAGTTGAGAATCACGCGCGATTCGAGGCGCTCGATGTAGCGTTTGAACCCACCGTTGATCGTCCGCCTCACGAGCACGTAGACGACATCCTCTTCGATTTCCGGGACGACACAGACGTCCTCGAATCGGCAGGATGCCCCGCTATCGTGTCGGTGCCATCCTGAGACCTCTTCTTCACGTAGGTAAGTGAGTCCCAACAACGTGCCGTCGCTGCGGACCGCCCAGACCGTCGAGTTTGGCGTCTGTTGGAAATCCAGTCGGGCAATCGTGAACCCGTCAAACAGATGCGCGGCGAAGAGCGTCACGTCACGCCCGGCCAAGCCTTCCACGTCCTGATCGAATCGTAGGTCGCGCACAATCGATCCACGCGCCTGCACGTAGATGATGGAGTTGCCGACGATGACCGGCCGCACGGAGGACACGCCGACATAGGTCTCCTGTTCCGCGTCGATGGTGTTCGGGGAGAGGACCTTGTTGGCGCTACCGACAATCGTCCACTCACCGGCGTCGGTCAGCGCCAGGAGTGACTTGAGACCCACTAGATGCCGCACCGGGTTGTGCTGGTTCCCACTGATCCGAAAGGTCAGCGCGTCGTCATCCTGGAGCGGACTCGAAATCGAGAAATTCGACGGAAACCCCGTCCGACTCCCGTAGATCGCGTCCGGTTCATTCACGCTATTGGCGAAGAAGCGCCGCTGCTGGTAGTGGCTTGCCGTGGCTGGGTAATCGCCCGTCGCGTTGAAGAGGATCCGCGCCAATGGCGGCGTGACGGCAAAGTCTGGCACGAACCCGGTGTCGCGGAACGAGGCTGCACCCGTCGCCGTGCCGATGAATCCGAATGTGCCGTTGCCGTAAGGGTCGAGGTAGACGTAATACTCCGCGACCGCTTGCGCGGGCGGCGTCCAGGAGATGATGTGAGGCAGCAACGTCGTGGGCTTGTCGATGGTGTTGACCTGCTGAATGGCGCTGCCAATCGATTCTTCATACGTCAACGCCGCCGCCGACGTCACCTTGTATTGGTAGCTGAGCGTGCCCGGTGGACCTGGCGTGATGATCAACGCGGTCGGCGGGTCGATGGCCGGAGCGGTAGAGACGATACGGATGATCCATCGCGTCAACGAGACGTAGACCAGTTCGTAAGGCGGATGGAGGTTCCCGGTCAGGGTGATCGTGTTGCCGTTCTGCACCCACGCGAACCCCTGCGCGCCGAACACGGTCGGGAGTTCGAGGATCGAGGACGGCATCGCATACCAGAACGTCGCGTTGGGCGGCACCTGGTTCAGATGGGCTTTGACGCAGTAGTAGTTCACCCCGCCGCTCACGGCGATGTCGCCGATGATGTAGTTGGTGATCGCACTCCACGCCGTTACACCTGCGAGCGTAACCTGCGCGCCGTTCTTGTAGAACCGCAGGAAGTTCGGTCCTGCCTCGATGAGGATGCTTTCGCCGGCCGTGTCGGACACGTAGCGGAGCAGGAACGTCGAGATGGAATCGGCCTTCGTGCCAGCAACGAACCGGAAGCCGGCGCGGTTCGCCACGCCACCGTGACGCTGCACGAGGAAGTTACGACATGTCCGCAACCCCATCGTGTAGCGTGCCAGGTCCGCACGCGCGGCCAGGGCTGGCGCCAGTTCCCCGGCGCTGAACGCGCGTTGAAAGACGACTTGGCCCATCAGTTCCGCCCAGAGATCCAGTCAGCGTCACCAGGAGGCTCTTGCTGCTGCTCGCCAGCGTTGGCCGCGCGGGCCTGGTCGAGCACGCCGAGATACATCTGCATGGCGAATCGGGTCGCCTGCGCGCGAAGCTGCATCGTGACACGGTTCGGGTCGACCTGTTTCGGGTCAGGCCCTCGGCCCCATTGTTCCGCCTCGGCGGGGTTGATCTGCGCCAGGCTCGGCGCCAATGCCGCTGCGAGACGCCAGGCCAGTGCATCCTTGAAGAAGGAGTCCGAGAACAGGACCGCGCCTTCCAGACGCGACGTGTATTCGAGGACTGCATCTTCCTCGTTGGTGTAGACCACGAGTGCCGATGCCCCGAAGCCGAGACGGAACGTCGGCGGACTGGGATCGTAACCACGTCCGGTGGCCGTGTTCACGACGCGACGAGCGGCTACCAGATCGGTGGGCGCGAGGTAGTTGAAAATCCAGTCGTCATTGGCTGGCACCAAGCGCGTGCCCACACTGCCGGCGAGCGTCCCGTATTTCGTCGCGAACGCCCAAGGGAAGTCCCGCAGCACGGCGCGTAGCTCTTCCTCGAAGATGAGCTTCGCGGCCTGCGCGCCGATACTCTGATCGGTCTGAAGGTTCCGGATCGTCCGAGCGCCGATGCGGATGAGCGCATGGTTCACGACCGAGACGTTCGCGGCCTGCGCTGGCGCGGACACGTCCACCGTGACCGCCGCTGATGGAGCGCCCGGATTACCCGGTCGGATGATCAAGTCGGCCTTGGCGAGACTCGTCTTGTATTGGCTCAGACAGAAGTCGACGATGGTCGACATGCGCGATAACGTGGCCGCGAGCGTGCCGGCGAGCTTCCAGATCAAGCACTCACGGTAGAGGGGATCTCCCATCCGGGCCGGGCAGTCGGGACGGAACGTGTATTCCAACACCGCCGCCGCCTGGTTCGTGAAGATCAGCCCGCCCGTCGCATCACTCGACAACTGGAATGGTGGCGGCGTGGCATCGACGGACCCTTCACGGACCACGACGATCCGGCGCTCGAAGATACAGTCGGTCGGCCGGCGGTAGCTGTAGATCCAATCGGCATTGACTGGCACGCCGACACTACCGGCCACTAAGGTGAGCGTGGCGTATTTCGTCGCGAACGGCCAGGGGAAGTCTCGCAAGACTTGACTGGCGTCCTCAGCGAAGTGCAATCGACCGGCTGCCGCCTCGGCCGTCAGTTCGGTTGTGATATCCGAGCCAATTCGCTTGGAGACGCCGATCTTCGACAAGGCGGTATTGATGAATGCGGTCGACGAGACGATACAGGTGGCGCCAAAATCAGCGCCCACGCCTCCCAGGTCAATGCCGCCTCCCGGTGCGCCTTCGCCCGGGTCGCCCAGTCCTGGATCGACGACGCCGCCTTCATTCCCGAGACTGTTCGGATCGCCCGGTTCAGGGCACCACGGATCACACGCCTCGCCGGCTGGCGCGTAGGGCGGCTGCGGATCGACCGGGAACAATGGATCGGTCGGCTGAATACTCCACCCGCCATTGCCGGCGGCCACTTCACCAGGAATCACGAAGACGTCGAAGACAATACCGTTTGAGTTCAGGTTGGAACCCACCGTGATTGAATCGATGCCGCCGCCTGAAATCCCCAGCGAGGC